TGGGTATGACAAGAATTCCTGGAACAGGAGTTTTTAAATATCCTTACAAAGAATTAGATGGTAAATACAGAACAGGATTAGATCCTGATGCTGGATATATCAAACGTATATCAGATCCAACAGAAAGAGAGTTGGAAATTGAACGTGTAACAGAACTTAGAGATAAGTTACAAGCATCTTTAGGAGATATTGACTTAGGACCACGAGCTAAATTCTGGAACTATGCATTATCTACAGGAGCAAATGATTCATTACATGTACAACCTGTAAAACTATTAGATGGTGATAATTATTATGATTTAACTCAACCACTACAAGAGCTTGCTTTTGCATGGTTAAGAGTTCATCCAACAGTTGCATCTTCGTACCAAGCATGGGAAAGAGGTGAGTTTCCAGCAGACACACAATTTTATATTGTTAATGACGATATTGAAAATGCGATTGTCTACAAGAAAAAACAACTCATCAATAAAGCTATTATTAAATTTGATAGCATGTCTCCTGAGAAGAAAAAGAAAGTTGCAAGACTACTTGGTCTTCCTGTTACAGATGAAACAAAAGAAGAAGTTGTATACAACCAAGTTGATAGTATGTTAAAGCAATCTGAAGTTAAATCTGGTAGCTTCAAAGGACTAAATCCTGTAGAAGTATTCAACAGATTTGCTGATATGAAAGAGAATTTACTCCATATTAAAGATTTAATTAAACAAGCTATACAGCATTCAATCTACAGAGTTAAGCCAAGTGGTAAGATCTATGAAGGTGAATATGAAGTAGCAATGGATGAAGAAGAATTATTAAAGTATTTGGTAGATGAAGATCACCAAGAAGACTTACTAGTTCTAGAAAAAAAGTTGAAAACTAAAAAACTAGCTTCTGTATAAGGGGCTAGTTTTAAAAACTCTTTATAAATGATACCAGTAGATAGTTTATTATACAAAATAGACCAAAAACTAAATAAACTATCAACTAACGAGCATCAACAAATTCAACTTGAAGATAAGATCTTAGCTTTGAATGAGGCTCAGATTAAGTTGATAAAACAAAAAGTTGATGGTTTCAGTGTAGTGAATAGGTTGGGAATGGATGCCTTTAAGAAAAGGTATGAAGATTTACAAAGCTTAGTTATAAGTTATACAAATCAACCTCTACCACTAACACTTTCTAATTCAGAACTAAATCAATGGGATGCTGACATAACACAGCTGTCACCAAAATACATGTTTTATGTAGACAGTTATGTTTTGGCAGATAAAGGTAAATGTAAAGATCGAAAGATCTGGATCAATAAAGATCTTGCAAAACATGGAGACTTGGCCTTATTGCTTAATAATGAGCACTATAAGCCAAGCTTTGAGTATCAAGAAACTATTACATCACTCAGTTCAAATATGATAAGTATTTACACTGATGGTACATTTACTCCCAAAACCCTAAATGTAATGTACATGAGATACCCTGTATATATTAACAAAGCAGGTTATGTTATGTTGGATGGATCACTATCCACTAATCAAGATTGTGAGCTTGAAGAATATTTAGAAGATGAACTTCTAGATTTGACAGTTCAAAATCTTGCAATGTATACTGAAAACGCTAGTGCGGTGCAAAGTGCACAATTCAGAATACAAACTAATGAATAAAATTATTTTTAACCTTTAAATTATAAACAATGGCTGATTTTTCATTAACCACGTTATTCGTGGTGCCAGTAGGGCAGACTGCTCTCCCTAGCTCTGGTTCGACTCAAGATCTTACTGCAGGTACTGTAGGACTCTTTGATCAAAATTATGCTCCTGTAACAGTTACAGGTGGTGCAAACGGTATTGAGACTGCAAATTATTTTTATGTTGCTCAAGGACGCACAAACACTTATTTACAAGGATCAAAGAGATCTGACAAGATTTCTGGATCTTTAAATGCAGGAAACAAAGAAAACGTTACTGAATGGTACAAAGTTTCAGGTTGTTCTACAGCTTCAAACCAAATTACTGATGTAACAGACTTCAAAGTACAATGTGGTGAGGTAGTAACTTTAACGTTACGTGCTCACTCTTCTTACATTGATACACTATACTTCAACGGATTTACACGTTCAGTAACTGTACAGGCTCCATGTTGTGACTGTGGTGCTGATGTATGTGTTGATGTTGATACTGATGCATTAATTGACTCTCTTATTGCTAAGTTAGAGCAAGCTGCTCCTGGAGATAACCCAGACAATATTTCTTTTAACTCTTTCTTTGAGTTTGAAAATGTTGGTGGAACTATTTTACGTATTCATGGAAAACCATTAACTAAATATGGTCAACCATGTGATGTTGCTGCATTCCCATTCGAGTATGACAGAATGTACTTCAGTACTTTTGTATACGAAGGACCTGCTACAACTGCTGACTTCATCGTTTCTGATGCTTGTAACATTGTTGCTACATCATCTGTAATCCAAAAAGCATCTTATGCTTCTGGAGGATCTGAAGAATTCAAGCAATTAGAAAAGAATTTCTACAGCTACCAAGCTGGATACTTAAAGTCTCTATACCGCAAAGGTGGATACAATGAGAACTTTGAATCTTATGTTTCTGATGGTGCTACCTATGATAGCTACTACATCAAATTCAATGAATATGACAAGTCTGCTTACCAGTGGGGTGATTATGTTCATCAAGATTCTACAGTAATCATTGCTGCTCCAAACGCTGATAGTGATGGTGGTTCTGGAATTGCTGCTGCTTTAGAAGCTATATTGGTTGATGCTTTAGGTGCTGTTGTTGATGACAACACTTGTATCACTACAACTACTACTACAACTGCTGCACCTTAATCAGTAGAGTAGTAGGGATAGACTAATAAATAATAAACCTATGCCAGAGGTGAGAGGATTAATCTCAGATCCTCTGGCATTTTTTTTTAAACAATATGGCAACCAATTTACAGTTAGACATTATAGTAACTCCTAGCTATAACACTTTGTTACTTGCTGTTACAGATGCGTCTATTTATCCAGATAGTCCTCCAGTTGTATCAGCTCCAACAATTGAAATAGAAGTACCAAATTTTGGTAAAAAGATATTACCGTTTCTACCTTTAGAGACTAACATTTTTGCGTCAGACACTTTAGGAATTACTGAAGATGGTTGCAAACAAGCTCTACCTGACGGTATATATAAGTTAAAATATTCTATAGCTCCAGCATATCTAAACTATGTTGAGAAGACTATTATGCGTGTTGACAAACTACAGGAGAAGTTTGACAATGCGTTTTTAAAGCTTGATATGATGGAGTGCGATAGTGCTCTTAGAACACAAGCTAGTGTGAATTTAAACACAATCAACTTTTTTATTCAAGGAGCAATTGCTGCAGCAAATAATTGTGCTGAGCAAGAAGCTCTTAAGTTATATACAAAAGCAAGTACTATGCTTGATCAATTTTTGAAAACCAATTGTGGTTGTTCTGGTAACGGTAACAATTACATTATAAACTTTAGATAAAATGGCCCAGTGTGCAAATTGTGGTGCAAAGGTGGGATGTGGATGTCAGTTAACAAACGGTCTATGTGCTCATTGCAACAGTAATAATAAAGGAGTATAAACATCACATTTAATTATGTTAACACCCAGATTAACAAATTGTCAGGACTGTCACAAGATTCCTGACCTACTTAAACAGATTGATTGTAAGCTTGCAGAGCTTGCTAACGATGCATACAATGATGTTGTATTGATGCTAGGTAACTGCATTCCTGCTTATGAGATCAATCAGTTGTTAGCGTATAAACGTATACTAACGTTTAAGTATTGCAACCCTCATTACGCAGGGTGTGTTTCTGTTAACGATATTGCTGGTAAGGTGATTCGTTTAACATCTGGATGTGTTAGCAGATGTAATGAACCAACTGTATGTGAAATCACTACATGTTGTGTTGATGTTGTACCTAACCCAACTACAACAACTACAAGTACTTCTAGTACTACCACTACGACAACTAGTACATCATCATCAACAACTACAACAACTACCATCTATCCAGATTGTAGAATAGAAGGATGTTTTGAAGAACTGACTACAACTACTACCACAAGTAGTACAAGTAGTACAACTACAACCACCACTACAACTATTGTTTTTGATTGTATAGAAGCATTTGATTTTACTGATCCAGAAGGTTTCCCTAATGTACAGACTGGAAATGGAACTAAAATATTGAGCAACGGAGTTCAATTAACTACAAGTTATCTTGGACTAGCACCCATTTATGTTCCATCTACACCAGGTACTAGTGAGGTATGTAATGGGGCATACCAGACAAATCAATCTGGTGGACAAGGTGCTCTTGGTATGAAGGGTGGTTCAATATTAGTAATGAATTTCAACCCTCCAATAAACGCTATAGCATTTGTAAGTGGTGGTTATGGCTCTGTTCAAAAACCAGGAGATGTAGAGATTCTTTCTATAACATCTCCTCAAGAAATTGCTGCCACTGAAATAACTGAATGTGGCACTTATATAACAAGTCAAATAGATCAAACCACAGTTAATTTAAGTGGAACAATTCCAGCATCATCGTCCCCAGTAACCTCTTCAGGAGTTACAGCAATTTCACCAGTTAGTGGAAATATAAGTGAACTAAAACTTGTATTGTCTCCTCCAGCTGATGAACTAGCTGGAATTGTACTTGATTTTTATGTGTGTCCTGGACCAACTACAACTACAACTAGTACATCTAGTACATCAACTACAACTAGTACAACAACGGTAGCATCTAATTGTTTATTATATAATAACCCAAGCCAAGATATAACTTGGAGTATATTCTATGATAATGATTTTAGTTCTCTCGTCACCCAAAGTAGTTTATTTATTAATCCTGTACCAACTGGTCCAGATATAAACACAACAGGCGAAACTTTTTGGTCAGGTTTATCCTCGTCTTCTATATATGTACAGTTTAATATAGGAGGAACAATATATGACGCATGGTATAAGTATGAAACTGGTCCTATTGGTGCAGTGAATGTTTCGTATGGTTTCTTACGTACAAATGATACACAATTAGTTAACACTCGTGAATTTCAATTTTCAGTAATAGATAAAGATGGTCAAAACCTTGAGTCAGTTCTTCAGAACTTTAATTCAAGCACTGACTCCTTCTTTGTTGAGTGGGGATCTTGTGCACCAACAACAACAACTACAACTACTGTAGCACCAACAACCACTACAACCACTACCACTGAGGTTCCAATTGTTAAATTAAATTGGGACTTGTCAAACAGTGGACAACCTATTACTGTTAGAGCAACAATATCTAGAAACGGTATTAGTTCAGGTACATTGATAGCAAATGACAGTGGTGTAATTCTTTGTAATGCTGGAGATGATATAGAAATTACTGTTCAAACTGAGAAAACAGGAACATATGCATTTACAAATAGAGCTACCCTTGACGGAACTATTATATTAAATGATACATCAGTAGAAACTGATAGTAAGTTATCTACAGTAAGTTTTGTAAAATCTGCTGCCACTGAAGAGCTGGACATGACAGGTCTTACAGGAGCACCTTAATATTAAACCACAATATAGTAAGTAATATGACAATAATAATAACATTAAGTTTTGCAGGCAATGAAACAGGTCCTTTTGACCTGTATTCAGATGCAACTGGTTTTGCTATACCGTTTGCTCAAAACGTTTCTAAAGCAGCGTTATTGGCTGGTTATCAAGTAGAGGCTCCTGATGGAACTACTGTTGTTAGATTAGATAATTTAAATAGTCTTTGTGGTTCAACAGATATTTATTCTTGTGCTACACCAAATTGTGACTTTACTGGATCTATTATTTGTGATGTTACAACTACTACAACAACTTCATCATCATCTACCACTACAACAAGTACTACATATTTTCCAAACCCATTCGATATACCATGTCTATGGTCTACTAATGGTGGTAATTCTGGATTAGTTGCTGTATACGATTTTGACACAAACACATCAACAGATGTATTAGTACCTAATGACTTTACAACCACTATAGGCATTAACAGACCTATATGTGCTACAGAAGATAAATTGTGGTTATCAGATGGTTTAAATTATAATGATGATCCAAGTAATAATTCACTTTTTGATTATAGTTTAATTAGAGAGTATGACATTTCAACTACTTCAGGTGTAACATTAACTTATGTAAGAGAAATTAGAGTTGATGTAGGACGTGCATTTGGAAATTCTGAAGGTGCAATAAAAACAATAAGTGTAGTTGTAACACCTCCTGTTATACTTCCTATAGATCCTAGTTATCCTCCAATTCCAGAATATTGGCCCACTTCAGATTTTCCTTACCTATTAGTAGGAGCACAGAACGCAACAAAGACTGAAGTTGCTGGTTGGGACATATCTACCACTGGTGATATTAGATTAGGTAAACAAGACATATCTGACTGGATTCCTTTTCTTTCTTTAACTGAAATACAGACAACAACTGGTATTGCTGCTACTTCAGATCTTACAGGGATGTTTATTACTACAGATAACAATGTATTTATTGCATCTAGATTTAATGAACCAGGATCTCAAGGATATAACCAACTTCAAGAGTTAAAGGGATTACCTCCATTCAATAGAGACACAACTATAGGATGGCCTGTCGTTTCAGGAGTTATTGGTTGGATTACGGTTAATCAGGAAATTGGTTTATTACCAACACTTAACCTTCAAGACCAAGGTGTTCCTGAATTTACTACATCTTGGAATGATATTAAAGCCATGCCTTCTTGGGGTGTAGATGGACTATTACAAGTATTGCAACCAGAAACAAATGAGGTATACACCATATCTCAGACACCAGATTATGAAGCTACATTAACAACCACTATAACTGATAATAACGTTTGGTTAAGTTCTGCAACAGGTTGTGCTAATGTAGGACTTTTGAGTCCTGATGACATAACTGGTTGTACACCAACTGCACTACCAGTACTAGTAGAATCTAACGGTGCTAACTATATAGGACCTATTACATTTACATATTTTGGAATGAGTGTTATAGCTTCTAGTGATGTCATAGGAGGTTTACTAGCAAGTGTAGTTCCATATCCTTACATCACTGATTGTGGAATTGGAATACCAGCACCCACTCAAGCGATGAAAGGAAACACAGGTGGTGCATCATTGGAAAATCCAGCATTTAGCTATACACTAGAGTTTCCTGTTCCAGTTAACAACATTCCATTAAGAACAGATACTCTTGACGTAGGTGATAATTTTAGATTTACTACAAATGCAGCATCAACTACACTATTAATAACTGCAGGATGTGAAGCAACTGTTCAGAACGGTAATGATCTCATTACAGATACAACTGCTGGTGGGGGATCAGGAAGTGTAGAAGTTTTAGTAACAGGTTCTGAAAACTTTACAACACTAACACTTGTAGGAACAAATGGGGGGCAAGGTGGTCCTTGGAGTTTAGGATGTACTGTACCACCTCTAAATTGTAGTCTAATTTATCAGGGACCTTTTGGATCTATTACCGATTGTGCTAGTAGTCCAGGAGTATGTCATCCTGGTGAAACAGATTATACACCAATCTTCTCATGGAACGCAGTTACAGGAGCTACAGAACAAGTTATACTATCTGCAGGAAGTGCTTTTGAGATCAATGGTGTTGCAGTAAGTGAAAATTATATTATCACAACACGAGGCACTGAGGCGGAACTTACAAGATACACGTATGATTTAAGTCCAACAGGTGCACCTACAAATGTTCAATGGGAGGGTATAACATATGTATGGCCACCTGAATTCCCCTCAGTAAAAATAGGTATAGATGCAATTAGTGATAATAAATTTGTGTTTCTGTATGCATTCAATAGGATTATGGAAGTAGAAATTGTTGAAGGTTCTAATGTTCTATCAGTCACTCAAAAAATGATAGTTCAAAGTAGTGCTAACGCAGATTGTTTAATTACATATAAACAAGATGGAGTTAGTCCAAATAAGATACTGTATCACCAATTTTCTGGTGGTGATCCAAACCGCAAAATATATCAATATGACTGGGATACAGGAATATTAGATGGATTTATCTATAATCCTATACTAGGAGCTGGAGACTTAACAATGATAGGAAATTATCTGTATGTCTCTTCTGGACAGGATGGAGGATTTTACAGATACAATACATTACCTTCTACACCTGGTTTATCATCTTGGGAACCTGTTCCTTCAAGTGAGGAACCTAATCCAAACAGTGGTGGTGATTCAGGAAGTAGACCAGAATGTAGAATAAGTGAAGGACTTTTGTATTTTGATACACAAGTCACAACAACCACTACTACCACTATATCAGATGTAAATACAATATGGACGTGGTTTGAAGCAGAAACACCAGTATAAAACTAATATAATATGTCACTAGAATTAACACAAGAAATAAAAGATAAGATAAAGGAGATAGCAAAAGCTAACCCTAATCTTAATTCAGTAGGTTTAGGAGAAAAAGTTTCTGGAGGTATAGCCACTGGAGAGTCTGCTATTGTATGTAGTGTAACTCAGAAGAAACCTATTGAAGATTTATCTCCTGAAGAAATTCTTCCATCTGAAATCACTATAGGTGATCAAGTGATTAAAATAGATGTAATTGAAGCATCACGAGCATATCAATTAGGATGTACAACTTGTGGGGGATGGAGTGGTGCTAGTTCTGGTGAATTTACAAACAGACAGTTTACCAGACCACTTAGATCAGGTATAGTTATAGCATCATCAAATGGTGGTGGTAGTCTTGGAACATTGGGAACATTTGTTAAAGATTCTGCTACAGGTTGTATATTGGCACTTACAAATAATCACGTAACTATAGAAAATCCTAACTTTACAAGCGATAGAAATTTATCAAATCCTGCTGATATAATAAATGATTATGATCCAGTAAACAATGTATACCAAGGAACTGAGAGTTCAGGTAGTTATTTTTCTCCAGAAAATATTGTTGGAAGAAGTGTAAGATATGCTCCAACATATTATCAATCTTCAGGAATTGTTAACAAAATAGATGCTGCTTTATTTTCTGTACAAGAAGCTGATATTGATAACAAGTCTTGGCAACCTATTGGTTTAGATACTATAATTCCAAACGATAATCCACAGTTTGCAACAACACTTGAGTTAGATAACTTATTTAACACTAATCCAAAAATATGGTCATCAGGAAGAACTTCTGGAGCTAGAGGTGAAGGTGTTTGTGGAAATTTAAGAGTTAATTCAGTAGGTCTAACACTACCAGTTTCAGCTAGTGTAGGAGGTCCTACATGGGTGTATGAAGATGTTATAGCAGTGATAAGACCAGATGATGATACACCTACATCACAACAAGCTGGTTGTTTTAATCCAGGTCTTCAAGGAGATTCAGGATCTGCTGTATATGCAGAAATTAATGGAACTGTAAAATTAATTGGATTACTTTTTGCTGGTAACTGTACAGCTGCAGCACCTTGCTGTGGTTTTTCAGGTCCACCATATGCTTGTAGTACAGTGTTTTTTGTTTGTAGAATAGATCATATTGCTAATGAGTTGGGAATCGAACGTTGGGATCCTAAAGGAGATCTACTTAAATTTGTAAATACTAACACAATGGAATACATAACAGAACCTGGAGGAAGTAATCAAAGAACTAAATCCTGTAACGGTAAGACGTACTGGCAAGCAGGATTAACCGATACGTTAAATAACCCTTGTATACCAACACCTTAAAAATATAAAATATCATGTCAAATAATTGCTCAAATTGCTATAACGGATGTACTGAAATCACTTCAGATAAGTGCGTTAAATATACAGGGGTAGATGTCCCTGTCTTAGGAATAAAGAATGGAGATTCACTCTCGTATGTAGAACAGTCTATTATAGGCTTTTTAAGTTCTACACTAGATGGTACAGGTATAATTCCTGTAATTAAGCCATCTGATGTGTGTCCTACACTGGATAAACACTTACCAGACTGTGACCCTATATCATTAAATAACTGGCTTACAGCGCTTCTAAAAGCCTTATGTGCTTTAGAGGATACAGTGGCTGAAATACCTTCTGCTAACCCTACTACACCTTATGATGTAGATTGTCTTACAGTGACTGATAATACAAGTACAGTTGATGTATTACAATCTGTAATATACAAGGTGTGTAGCGTAGCTGACCAGTTAACTAACTTTATATCATATGTAGATGCTACGTACGTAAAGATTTCAGATATTAATACGTACATTGAAAACTACTTAGATGGTAGTCCTACACAACAGCTTATGAATCAAAGAATGGTTCCTTATTCTATTGTTGCTGCTGCTGGTGGTTCTGCTTTTCTTAGCAATTTTGATGCTACTGGTGCTGGTATAGGTGAATGGGATAGAATCTTCTTGTGTAATGGTGAAAATGGAGCTCCTGATTTAAGAGGTAGAGTGATAGTTGGAACTAACGATGGAAGCATGCGTGGTGCACAAATGGATGCAGCTGTTATACCATCTTCAACAAACCCAACTTATGGAATAGGAAGTACACATGGTAATAACAGTATTGTATTAACTACAGGACAACTTCCTGCACATTCGCACTCTATTACTGATCCTGGGCATGATCACACATTCCCAGCAAGAAATGGTACAGTGGTTGATGATTATGTACAACAAGCAGGTGGTGGTGTACCTAATGATGATACATATCAAATTCAACTTACTGAATCACCTAATAATGATACATCATCAAGCGATACTAATATTTCAATAAATGAAACTGGCGGAGGACAAGGACACCAAAACTATCAACCTGGACGTGGAGTATATTATATAATTTACATACCTTAAAACAAAATAAAATGGCATACCTACCTGTAAACCCTTGTTGCAATAATGTAGCTATAAATACTACTTGTGGATGTAATAGTACATGCACTTGTGGTAACTGCTCTACCAATTCTTGCGGAACTAAAGGACCTCTATCAAGCACAGTTGTGTACGATGGTCCTACACTTCCAGCATCTGGTGTAGAAGCTTGCGACACAATTAATGTGGCATTATCAAAAATAGATGAGGTTCTTCTTGAATTAAAGAATCAAGTTGCAACTAATACATCTGCAATTTCTGCAATCACAGAACAGATAAATAACATAAACTCACAAATAACAACTATTAACAATAATTGCTGCCCATAATCATGACAGTATTACTAACATTAACTACAGCAGGAACTGATGCCACGGTGTTTGATTTATATTCAGACATCGATGGCTTCACCACTGCTTTTGAAACAGGCGTGAGTAAAGTATCTTTAGTTGCTGGATACTCAAGTGCATTAGTTCCAGATTATACAACCACTGTAAGAATACAAGCTACAGAAAAGTGTGTAAACTCTGTAGATATAGTGTTAGAAAACACAACAACAACCACCACAACAATACCTTAAGATATGTTGATACAGATAAATATAAACATCCCACCTAACGGTTCTGCTGGACCATTTGATTTATATTCAGATGCAAATGGATATACTTCTCCTTTTGAAACACAAGTACCTGCTGCAAATTTAGTGGCTGGGTATATTGTAGAAATTCCTGTGGGAGCAACTATCATAAGAGTGTGTTCTGTTGGTACATGTGAAAATTGTATTGACTTACCAACTAATTGTCCAACCACTACAACAACATCTACTAGTTCAACAACAACAACAACTAGTACTAGTAGTACAACCACTACAACTACCACTGCAGCTCCACCTTATAAGTTTGGTTATGAACTTATTACAAACGATCCATTAGATATAGGAACTGTTAATCTTATAATAGAGGTTGATTCTGTTCAGGTGGTAAATCAAACAATAAGTGTTGGTAATACATATCAAGCAGGAACATTAAACCTCACTGCTGGTCAAGTTGTAACAGCAACAATGACTAACACTAAAACAGGTACATTCAATTTTAGTAATAAAATAGTACAAGATGGATTTTTATATCAACCAACAGACAATTGTACACCTTGTGTAGATCAATTAGTAACACCATTCTTCTCTCCATATATAATGGAAAGTGCTAACACTACATTTGTATTCCAAGGTGGTCTTAACCCTCCTACAACAACTACTACTAGTACAAGTAGCACAACTACTACCACTAGTACAAGTAGTAGTACAACCACTACAACCACTACAGCAACACCACTTGATTGTGCGTTGAATGGTGGAACTGCAATAGTTAATCCACCACTTACAACTACAACCACAACAACCTCTGCACTTAGTCAAGGACTTATTACTAGCTTATCACATCCTACAGATGGTTGTAGTTTAGGCACACCAGATCAAATAGTGTGGTTTTCTAACACAAGTGGAAGTTTTGGAGGTCAATCTCCAAGTACATCTAGTGTAGTATATACAAATTCTAGTGGAACAGCTACATTTAATGGAGATAGTAATTATTACAAAATGCGTGTTGGAACTGGACCTTATGTAAGTGCATCAGTATCTATAAATGGATCAGTAGGGTCTCCAATAAGTTTATGTTTTTAAAATAGGAAATTATGGCACAATTAATAACAATAAAATTAACCTCAGCTGGTGTTGATACAGACAGTGTTGATATATTTACAGATTCAGATGGATACACCACACCAGCAGGATCTACAACAACAGCTGTACTTACAGGCTTTTTTGGATATCCAGTGAGTGTTCCTTCTAATGCAACTATTGTAAGAATAAAAAATAAAGGCGTGTGTACTAATTACGTAGATATACCAATAACAACATAATGACAGGAGCAGTACAAATAAACAAGATAGGCACAGCCCTTCAAACATTCTATCTGTATTCAGATGTGAATGGATTCACAGCACCTTTTGAATCAGGTGTAACAAGAAACAGCTTACTTCTAGGACACCCTACAGATAAGATACCTAACACAACAACAGTGATTAGGGTGATGTCAGTAGATGTTCCTGGTAAGTATTTAGATATTAATATATAAAAAGTCTTGTTTTGTTGGTTTTGCAAGGCTTCTCCTAGGGTTATTAGTAGCCCTAGGAGTTTTTATTTATAACTAAATTGATTATAAATAATAACCTCGTTTAGTAAATTTATTTGTATTATCCAAAATAAATTTTATATCTTTACAATATTTTTTAACTAAAGCACAACTAAATGTCGTATAATGAGAAACTACTAAGACAGCTGGAGGGATTACTTGGCTGGAAAAAGAGTAAAAAGTTTTACGCTGAAAAGCTGAACATAACAGAAGATGAAGTAGATGAATTAATCAAAGAAATAAGAAGCAGAGACAAAGATGAAGGAGAACAATTCTTAAAAACATCAAACACATCTGAAACCTTTGAATCACTAAAGAAGGTTAATAATGAAAAGGGAACTATAGAGAGTACAATTACTCTTGATTATGAACCTAAAGACCACCTGGAGCTAGCAAAGCTTCACAAGATAGACCTAGACAAATACATAATTACAAACTACTGGTCTAAAGTACTTCCAAGCGGAAAGTTTACTTCCTCTGTATTTTCAAAGAGGAAAACACCAACAGATTACACAGCTGAAGATTTCAGCAAGTTCTTAGAGAACTATAAATCAAATTACATTCCAATCCCCTCACCAGAAAGAAATGATAACAGAAACATTATAGATGTTGAGTTATCTCTTTCTGATTATCATTTAGCAAAACGCTATGTTGATGGTGACAATAATCCTGTAGTGAGAGTTAAGAGATTCTTTGAAGTGGCTCAGAATTTGATGGATAAGGTTAGATCTGTTTATGATGTAAATAAAGTGGTATTTCCAATATCAAATGATTTCTTTCATACAGACAATTATCAGAATTCAACAACAAACGGTACACCACAAGACACTATACTAGATTATGCTTCTGAGTATGAACTAGGGTTTGCAATACTTGTAGACACTATCAAAATGCTTAAAGCAAATTCTAACCATGTAGAAGTGATATTAGTGCAAGGTAATCATGACAGAACAAAGTCTTTCTATCTAGCACATGCACTAGACATCTATTTTACAAATGAAAATGATATAAGTTTTATAAGAGAAGAAGGTTTAGTGAAAGCAACTGTAGTTGGTGAAACATTTATAGGTTACCACCATGGGAACTGTAAGATAGACCAACTACCACTATTATTTGCCACTCATCCAAAATATGCATCTATGTTTGGTAATGCTAAATATAGAGAAGTGCATACAGGTGATAAACATCACTACATGGCTAAAGAAATAAAAGGGGTAAGGATACAACAAATGCCTAGTTTGTCTGGTACAGATAGATGGCATAAAGATAATAACTTTGTACACAGTGTACGAGCTGCTCTTGCTCTAGTCTATGATGACAAACTTGGTAAGGTGGCTGAATTTGAAGAAAGAATATAATTATGGCAACATTAAGAAAATTGGTTTCAGACGTGCGATCTACGCACAAGATCTTATCTACTGATGCACTTATCACAGATAGAGCTATTGCCTCTGAGATAAGAAACAACTCCTTAATGATGATTAAGAGAGAAACCAATTTAAGAAAACTCTGGGCTAGCGATACCCTATTTACCACCATTCCTTGTTTAGAGATGGTGGAGGTTCCTATTTCAGAATGCTGTGAATATACTGATCCTCACACGATAGCAAGATCAAAATATAAACTTCCAAGAATCTCTGAGGGTAATTACCAATATGTAATTCAAGGTGTTTATTCTGTAAATGCTATGGGTGGTAAGGGTAAGAAGCTAAAAGAAATAACAGTAAATAGATATTTAAATATATTAAAGCTTCGTATAATTAAAAAAGAAAGCTATTTTTGGATATCTAATGGTTACTTGTATGTGAGTAACCCTCTATTAAAATTAATAAGGTTAGCTGCACTGTTTGAAGAAGATATACCTAATGAGATAAT